TTGGTGAGTGCCGCCCCGGGAGCCCCGCGCGTAGCGCATTTTTCCCGAGGGTGCGAGGAAACGGAAGAGAGGGTGCCAGAACCTAGACCCCTGCCAGGGCCATATCCACCGAAGCCACCCTTCGTATTGCTAGAGCCTGGTCGCTCCCCAAGCCGAGGGCACACGGCGGCCGTGCTCGGGGGTGTACCCAGTCCTGTCAGAGTGTTGGACTTAGAAAGCTCCACAACGAATGGCACTGTTCCGATGCTCAGAGAGTTGTACTAAGTGTTGATCCACCCGCCATGGGATACCCGCATGTCCAGCCGTCAAGGCCCACAAAGCAGTCCAGAGAACACGCCCGCGGCAACCGTACCGGACGATCAAGGGGCAGGATAACTACACAAGTGGCTGCACCGTTCTCCTGAGCAAGCTGGGGGCGGGGAGCTCAAGCCCCGCTCTCACGGTTCTCCACCGTGGCGTTCCCTTAAATCCCAGGTTCTGTTAGTCAACATCAACAGCATTGGGGTATCGCGAGCGCATGTTTGAGCCGTTACCCAGCATCATCATGCCACCACTCATCGCTCCACCCGGATTGCCGGAATAAAGACTGGCCGCCATTTGCGCTGCGCCAAACACCGTTCCACCATAATCCTTGATGAACCTACCTCCAGATCTGAGGTAACCCAGAGCGTCCTGGACCCAACTGCGGTCGTTCTCCCTCTCCGTGCCTGCGCGGATGGCGCTCGTACGTGCTAGGACGTTAGAGGCTCGCGTCAGGCCCGAGTTGGGCAACCTGGGCTGGGTCATGAGGTACGCGTATGAGCTCGTCATGTCGACGAAAATCTCAAGGTTGATGTAGATGTCGACGATACCCACAGCCGTTGAAGCGGGGCCCCCCGAGATGAAGACAGCAATGCTCGTCATGTCATTGGTACTGAACTCATCTGATCCGGTGGCTGGCCACGCGTCCACAACGGGGTGGAACTGTCGCGCCTCGACTCCGTTTTGCCTAAAAATGCCAAACAGCGACTCAGTGCACCGCAACGGCAAGGTCTCGTAAGACGGGAATGATTTCACGGTCGAGTCCACAAGCCCGGTATCCTCACGTGTATACCCGGGGGGGAGCTCGATCATGTTACAAACCCCCGTAGCGGTCATTTGTGCACATGTCGACGTCCACTGAACACCACCACTCACCACGCGGTACTGCAGGAACGAAGAGTTGACTGGAAGGTAGGCTGCGGCTGTGGTACCCGTGAAGTATCCACCCACGTTACCACCTACGACAATCCCGTATGGGTAGACGGGCGTATACACCTGCGCGAACTCGCCTTGGGCGTCCGTCGTGATTGTTAGTCGTTGACGGACTGGCACTGCCAGCGTCGAACCGCCGGACTCGTCAGGCCACTTTGTGCCGCGAGACTCGGGACAGAACGGGTTGGTCAGCGCACAGATTTCGTGAGCTGTATGCACGTCCATTGCATTGGCGGACCTGCCGACTGCAGATCCCCTGGGCCGAAAGTTGTTAACCCGCCTTCCGGTAGCGGGTGCGGAACCATTGGCAGTGGCCCCGCGTGCGACAGTCTTGTTCGATGAACTAGTCTGCTTCATGCCGAGGGGGTGTAGGTCTCGGATCGTGCATGGGTGGGAAGCCAGTTGGCAACATCCCACTCCTGCCCCCAGTGGTTGAGTGTGCCCACTGGGAAAGTCCAGGCGTCCAACTGCTGCTCCATCGACATCTGCTCCGCGGGGCAAATGCCAAAGGCAATCGAGAAGGACTCCCGACCACAATCCGAGATAGGGCGTGGACCAACGTTGGTGATTTCCACGCCCAAGCCGCGTGCATCGCGCTGGGCGCGGGCTCGTAGCCCGTCCGGCGCGTATGCGACGTCGGCCCCACTCCCCACATTCCGAAGAATGGCAAGAGCGAAGTTCTGCAAGACAGGTACAGAGAGATTGAGCACTAGTTCACACGCGCCGATCGCGCGCAGAACTTTCTCCCTGTAGTGCGGGTCCTCCCAATGCCGGATCCCGCATAGTGCTTTGCTCATGACAGCGAACGGATTGCGGACGAATTTGTACCGCCCACACTCGAACTCTATCACGGTCGACTGGCAAAACACCACTTCGTGCACTGATCGGACAGGCCTCTCCACTTTCATCTCCATTCCGAATTCCAGGAAGCGCCCGACTAGCGAGTCGAGCACCTCCTGAACAGCATTTGCTTCCACAATGAGCAAACAGTCATCACCATCGTCGAGAGTGTCCCAACGCTTCAAGTGGAGCATGTACTCGCAGTACGCATGCAACATCACGAGCATTAACACGCAGTTCCCAAGGGCCGTGTTCATGTCACCACTCATCCGCCTTCCTTCAACCCGGTACTTAATTCCCAGGGAGGTAAAGACGGTGTTGAGTAGTTGACAGACCAGCAAGG